CTACAGAAATTACAGGTCATTACACGACCAAAACAAATTGTTACTTATTGGCATCCGGAATATGGATGCGTTGGAAAGGAAACTTTATACTTGAATAGGTATGATAATAGTGATGGAAGTTTTGAAGATGTTTTACCAAATATATGGATCAATACATAAATAGGAAAATTACTACTAAGTAGTATAATTCTATAGTAGGAGGTGGTTTGTGGCAGACCCATTCCAAATCGAAGAAAGAATAAAAACAGCAATGATGAACATTATAGATTTGGTATTAGTAGAGGCAAAAGATAATATGCCGTCTGGTGTTTCACCTATAATGCGTGAGAACATTCTCAAGAGTCAGTTTAAACATAACAAAGGATCGTCAGTTAACTTTGGGTTTACTCATGCAGATGCAGACGTATTAGAAAAAGGTCAGTCACCTATCCCCTTCTCTGGTACTTATACTCAAAGAGTACCACGACATACACGAAAAACTAAGCGGGGAAATGTATCGGTAAAAAAACATACACGCACATATAAAAATCATAGACCTATGAATATAGATAATAGATGGTTTATGGCAGCGCAAACTCCAGATAGAAAACCAACTAAGTGGTTAGGAACAATAGCGGAGCGTATGTTTGAAGATGAGACATTATTAGCCAAACAGATTAAACTAGAATTAGAGAGGTAAGTTATGAATGTAACAAAGGAACAGGAGTATGTAGTAGCCCGACATTCACGAATGGTTGGAAAAATTTTAGACTTAGTAGAAGCATCTCTTCCAGAGGGAACACAATGTGAAAAGTTTAAAAAGCTTATCCAAGTTCCATTATATGATTTTAGAAATGATATTTTACGAATGCAAACAGGAGAAATTCCTATATTAGACGAATAGAGATAGGATTTCTTTGTATTTTTAGTATAATAAAACAGTGGTTTATGTAAATCACAACAACATAAAATAGATTCTAATGGTCGGAAGTGGCTTAGACCAACCGTTGGAGCAATTTAGGAGGTGATTCCATGTCAGATAATACTATATTGACGAAGGTGGAAAAGCAAATGGAGGGTACGAATCTTGCTCTAGCGGCAGTCGCTGAAGTTTTACAAAAGATGGATGCCCGTTTTTCAGATGAGGAAGACGCTATGATTAGGAAGGCCGAAGAAGAGGAAGCTAATGCTGATCATACCGCTTTGGTAAAAGAAATTGCTACGGCGGTTGTGCGAGTCATTAAAAGTGACAACGAGTTAGGAGTAGATGGGACTAAGGTAAAGAGTGCTTCTGGTACTGGTAAGTCCGCTGGTAATGCCGACGATGGTGAAAAGAAAGTAACCACGGATAGTAAGACTGAGAGTGTTCAGGCGACTATTCAGGCAATGCTTAAAGACGACGCCGACGACGGAGAAGAAGGGGATGGAGAAGACGATGAAGAAATGCGGCATACTCGTAAAGCAGACGAGGATGGCTATGCTAAGGATGAACTAAAGGACGAGGAAACGGCTGAAGAGTTTAGGAAAGAAGGAGAGGATGCTGCCGACGAAGAACTTGTTCCTGATGAGGATGATACACCAGCAATGAAAGAGATGCGGAAAAGATTAGATGCCCTTAAAAAGCAGGTTGCTAGTTATGAAGGGGGCATAGAGAAGATGGTTAAGGTTGAGAGTGAAGATCGTTTGAGGAAGATGGGATTCCGTGAAGAGACGAGTCTTACCGCTCCCAAGCGAATAGATATTGGTCTAGGGCTTGATGGCACTACTAGGATTCAGAAGGCCCAATCTCAGGAAGATGTTGTAGACCAACTAACCCAACTCTCGTATAAACAGTTACGAGATATGCAAACCGCGATTGAAGCCGGTCAAACTGAAGGGCTTCCACGCGAATTAATACAGAATTAAATAAACGAGATTAAAGGAGGATTACTATGGCTAACCCAAGTCTAAGCGAATATATCGCTCAGTCACAGAGAGGCTTATATGGTTCCGTCTTTGGCCCAGACTTTATGTCGAAGGCCGCTGCTGGAATTGGAACACCTTTCCAGACATCGGGAACGGGTATATTCGATACTACATACGGACGAAAGGTGTGGCAGGCTCTGAATAACCAAACTCGTTTCTTCAATGCAATTCCCAGAACAGTCTGGGGTAACACAGCTGGTTGGCGTATCAGGTCAGGGCGCACTACGAGTGACTCTGGTAAGTCCCGATCAGGCCCAATTGGTGAAGTGGGCGAACTCCCCGGAATTGACATCTCAGCTATCCAGACGGTTTCTAGTTTACCTAGAATCGTGGGTACAACCTTCGGCGCGTCAGTGAAGTCAGTCTTTACGTCGCAGTTGGAAGGTGGTGTTGGGGATGTGTTGGCGTTGGAAAACGAGAATGCACAGCTTGACCATATCAAAGAAATTAATACGCAGCTGCTCTCTCTGAGTGGAGTGCGTCAGACGGCAGGAACCGATGAACAGTTTACTTCTGCGGCTGCTGCAAAGCATTTCCACGTGGGGGACACTGTTCGGATATACGATGACTCAGCGACGGCGTGGGATACTACAGACCGCATAGTCAAATCTGTTGATACGAGTACAGGTATTGTTGTATTTACAGTTGCTGATAACTTGACCATTGAAAATGGTAAAGATTTAATTGTGATACACGCTCGTGCAGGCTTTACATCCCTTGATGATGTTGTTGCACAGGATGGCATACCAATTGGTGGTGTTGTTAACACTGTCGCTGGCGGTGGAGTTAGAGCGTATGACTTAGAAGTTGGTGGGAGGGCGCTAGGAGAATGGAATGCCGCTGCTAATGTTCGACATAAGTCAGGCGTTGCGACACCTATCGCACTTACGGAGATAGATAAATGTATTGAGAGAATTCGTGAGAATGGTGGTGAGCCAAAGCTTTTGCTAATGGGTCATGACCAGTACTTTAAGATGGAACAGCTACTGTTTGAGAAGCAGCGATATATGGGTCAGGAAGAGTATCAGGTGGGTGTCGGTTCAGAACGAACCTTCCCCGGTACGAAGACTGGTCTAGTGCTGGCTACTTATATGGGTATCCCCATCCTTCCGGATGCGGATGTTCCGAAGTCAGTAGATGCCTCTGGCAACGTTACTGGTTCAAATATCTATGTCTTAGACACAGATTACATGGAACTCGCAGTTGCTCAACCTACTCAGTACGTTGAGAACCGTGATTACTTTGCAGCCAATGCGCTTGTGGTAAGGGGCTTGCTCTATACCATGGGTGAGATGCGATGCAGGAATATGTGGGTACAGGCTAAAATTACCGACACCGGTGTCACCGCGTAAACACTTAAATAGTGGGGGGATGGGACTAAAATTCCCATCCCCTATTTACTTTTCACGAGGTATACAAATGTCTAACTATGAAGAGTTGCCTATTAAAATGGCAATTTATATGGAAAGGTTGGATGCGTATATAGAAAGTCAAACAGTTTTAAATAGAACCCTAAGCAAACGGATAGAGAAAGCGCAAGATGAAATTGATCAGGTACATTTGTGGAGATCGAAACTAGTCGGAATAAAAACAGGTTTAGTTGCTGTTGGTATTCTTATATTGCATACGACTGCAATAATGGCAGGCTTTATCGGCATCGTTCGGTTGGGTTCTGATTGATTAACTAGGAGTTATATTATATGACTATACGACATACAGACGGAATGGGATGGGATATCGCATCGTCAACACGGCAATCTGTCCATCCCTATACACGATATGTTCCCTTCAATGGAACGGGTACATCCTCATCAGTTCCCATTCTTACGGTTGCCCCACAAACTGCTGCGGCAGTGAACTTAGTCCTTAACCCCAGTATGGAAACTGCTGTGATATCTGGAGATGTTTCTGGATATGTTGCATCTGGAGCAGCCATTGTTCGGTCTACTGCACAAAAGGCAATAGGTGGTAATTCCTTACTAGTAAACCCCGGCGCTAATGGTGCGGGGGAAGGGTTTTATTGGACTCTTTATGGTAATAATATAGGGTATTCTAATGAACGTTTATGGATAGTTGCTCAATGTGAACATTACGGATTCTCTGCTGCTAACGCAGTTAAGTTAGAAATTAAGGATGTAACAGGAGCAACCACTTTAGCTACATCAGGTAGTTCAGACTTAGCTACCACATGGAAACCAATATCTGCAATCTATGCAATCCCACCGGGAGCGGCGGTTGTTGATTATAGAGTATATGTTACTACACAAACTAATCATAATACAGATTTCTATATTGATAAATTTATGGTTGAAGTGAGAGTAGATAGTAATGTACTTAATACTTATGTAGACGGCAATCAGGGCGCTGGATATGATTGGGAAGGCACAGCTGACCTCTCTATATCTAAACGACGACGGGGATTGTCTAATATCAGGGGTTTAAAAATTATGAATGATGCGGGTAGCAATCCCATTTATGTTTCTTTTGATTGCAAAGCTTCAACTACTAGCGGAATTAAAGTTGATGGGGGAGAAACTTTAGAGACTAATTGGCCCCTTTACTTTGATAAAACTGTAGAAGTAATAGCCCCCGCTGGTAGCCCTACTTATCATGGGGTTGTTTGGGGTACACACGCTTAGGGAGTCCATATGACTACAACTACATTGTCGACAACGAAAAATGCTGCCCTGTATCAATTTGTTAATGAAGATGCTAGTATTACGCTATTAGAAAAACAAGTTGGTAGAACTGATATTTCTAAAATTGCTAAAGCCCTTGATGAATATATGCGTTTATACACAGCTGGTTTTGCATCTAAGGGTGAGAAACTTACTCTTCATCGTGCCTTCCCAGACAATGAGGAGTTTCAGAAAGCTTGTGAAGGTTTTGAGCATGATGATGTACTGGTTGTAGGTGGCCCTGCGTCAGTAGAGATGGTTGATCGTGAAGGTCATATGATTACCACTGTTGCTTTAGAGAAAGCTTTTGAGGCTTATATGGGTAATTTTCGTACTCGTAATGCTATGGTACTCCATTCGGATGTTCAAGTAGGATGGGCCTTGCCAGCATATATTACGAAGAGTGGACAGATATTTAAAAGTGGGGTTGACGATAAAGGATTATTTTTCATTACGGAACTACGAGATGACACGAAAATTGCGAAACGAGTAGCTGAAAAAGTTCATGACGGTGAGTTACGTTCGTATTCAATTGCCGGGTCTGCAACAGAAACACAGCATATTGAGAAGGGCTTACAGAAAATTCTACAGGTAGATGCAATGGAACTTGCGGAAGTTACTATTTGTGAGAAAGGTGTAAATCCACAATCAGGTTTTGATATTATTAAAGGACATAACCCCGCCCATAATAAATCTTGTGCAGATGGGAGTTGCTTAATTTCAATAGAGAAGGATCATGGCAAAGCTTTTCTTTTGGCTCCAGCGGATGCAGGATTACGAGATGCTTTGGAACCAGAGATGGAAGCGAATATTAATTGTGGGTCTTGTCATTATTATACTGAAGGAGCATGTTCAATAGTCGCAGGCCCAATAGCTGAACACCAATGGTGTAAATTATATACTCCCCATAAAGAAAGTTCACCCGATCAATTTAATCAACCTAAAAAAATAGTGGAGATAGAACTCATGACAAATAAAAAAGGTAACATAGATTTTAAGAAATCGTTTGATTCGTGGTTAGCTGTTAATAAAGAATGGGGAACCGACGAGATTCAAACGGAATCGGAACAAGGGTTAGTTAAAGCGAGTAAGAAGCAACCATACTCTAAGGAATATAAAGAGAAGTATGGACATACCAGTAAAATAACTAAGGCTCATAATGGGCATGATGATCCTCGTTATAAAACAGATGCTATAAGTGGGGAGTCTTTTACTACACTAATGAATTATGCAGGACGCGAAGCTGAACATCAGCAATTGTTACGTGAATACGGTTTCCCGTCTGAACAACCTATGGAAGGCTCACGATATACCCCCGTTGTAGAAATCGAAACCAATGTATTTGGAATGCCAATTCATAATAAACCTCCGTGGATTGTTAATGAAGCTGGAGAAGCTTTAGGAGATAGACTCGATGAGGATTCTCCTGACTTTAAAGGCTCTGAGAAAAACGCCAATAGAAAAAAGAATCCCTCCATTTCTATTACGAAGTCCTTTTTGACATGGATGGATAAAGAGGTTCCATGAGACGATTAATTCCAATTGTAAATTGGATATGGACGGAGCCAATCAAAACTATGGGGAGGTACGTTGGCAAAGAAATTTTATAAGTATGTTTGTCAGTGTGTAGGCAATTGGGATATATTTAAAATATCACACAGTAAACAAGATTCGTATGAATATTGGAAACGATTAGAGGGTATCGACCAACCTGTAATAAAGAAGAGGCATTGATATGATGGGAAAGCTAAGACCACAAATAT